TGGCCGGGGAATCAGAAAACCCGAATTGAACGAGACAATGGGCTTGTTACACCCATGTCTGTGATTTGATTGACGTAGCGGGGAACGGATTCGACCGGAGCATTTTCGTCTGCTTCAATGGCTTCGATAAAATCAATGGCAGACGGGATTTTCACGTCTTCAGTTCCGCGAATCTTTGCCCATGCTTTCCGATAGTCTGGGTGCGAAATGCCAATTGAGTAGGACAGAGAACGGACAGCATGCATGTCTGCTTGGTGCCAATTTCCTGCGTCGTGATGGCGAATCGCGCTTGCAAGGCAGAGACGTGCCGATGATTCCATGGCTGCTCCGTTGCCTACGTGATTTCGGGCTGTTTGAAGGATGTTCATTGGATTAATGGTTAGGAGTGAAACCGGCGGACGTTTCGAGGTAAGCTTGAAAGAGGATGAAAGCGACGATTGCAGCTGCAATGATGATGCGTTTGAGGGTTGAGCGTTTCATGGGTTAGATAGCGTTGACGTCGCCAAAGCGAGCCGGGGCGGGGGCGAAAACGAGGTTCAAAACCCAAAGGCCTTCGTCTTCGTCGCCTTCGATTCGTTGGTCATCTCCGAAGATAGTGACGCGATTGGGAAAGGTGTCCCAATCCACGTCAACGAAACGGGAACGGAGGAGGGCGATTGCTGCGTCAACGCTTTCGAATGAGATGGCGACGTCAACGGGAAGCGCCGTGGCCACGCTGTCAGCTACTGCGGTGAGGATTCGATGGGATTCGGTTTGCATGGGATTTAAGAGCTTAGAATTTAATTGTCACGCCATGACCAGCGTTCCGGAACGCATCAACACCAACCGGGCCTGACACCGTGTTGAAGAGCTTACGCAACGCTTGTTTGGTGTTGAGCTTCAGAATCTCCCCGTCGACGTGAACGCTGAACCGGGGAAATCCGTTGCGCTTGGCGTCGGAATCGGAGTTTTCAACCGCGAAAGCTTCGAGTTCGGCAATGTCCAGATAGACCATTCCGTCGGCGGTTTTGGCGGTTTTCAGAGTGAATTTCATGGCGTGAGTTGTTCGTTTTGGCGCTGCTGACGGGGAGAGAATGCGACGGAATCCGATTCCGTGCAAACTTTTTTCAACTTTTTTTTGAAACCTGGTTGAAGCCCATGGGGTGGAAAAAACTGGCGGAAAACTGGCGTTGCCGACATCTACCTTGCCAAGCAAAGTACCTTGCATGACAGAAAACCAATGGAACCAAGCAAAAGCTCTTTACCTGTCAGGTAAGACGTGGAAAGCGATTGGAGCGGAGTTAAAGCTAAATTTCGCAACGCTGACAAGCAAGGCGAGCAAGGAAGGAATCACCAAGGTGAGACGGGAGATGAGGAATACAGTTTCCTCTAAAGAAAATGTATCTTTAGAAAGCCTGTCCGCTCTAGTCCGTTCGAAACTGGCAGCCGACGCAGCGTCAACGCTTGAGCGGATCGATGGCTATGCGTTGGACGGTATCAAAGATGAAAGCGTGCGTGAGACTATTCTGGGCAGCGTGGCGAAGCGGAGCGCGCTGGTTTTCGGCTGGTCAGAAACTGGAGAGCAAGCGTCTGTTTCGATCAATCTGTTGGGTCAGATGCCCGACCGGACCTCGGTTGAAGTCGTCGTGAGCGAACAGCCTGACAAGTAAATATAACACACCTTGTGCAACGTAGGGAAACTGATAGTTTGCATTAGTTTTGCTTATTTGAGAAAAGGATTCTTTTTCCTAGGCTTGGCACACTTTTTGACGTAGGACCTGGCACCCCCTTTGCGGGTGGGCTTCGTTTACGATACCCCCCTCAAAAATTTTCCACCTTTTTGACCATGATAAACAAAATCAAAATCGGTCAAACTGTATCTTTAACAACCGCTGAGAGGAAGTTGGCCCACTTCATCGCCAAGAATCGAAACGGCAACAACCGTCATTTCAACAAGGCGAACTTGAAGATCAGCTCAGAGGATGCTGCGACTGTGGATCTGGAGGGAATGTGCGGCGAGATAGCGTTCTGTAAGCTATTCAATGTGTATCCCGATTTGGATACGAATCGCGAGCCTCCGCATCCGCTCTACGACGCGGTCATCCCACCTCCGCCAGGATATCGCATCGATGTCAAAACGACCAAGTACGACAATGGAAAGCTGCTAGTCGATGCGCGCAAAGGGCCGAAAACCGATGGCGTTGATTTCTATGTTCTGATGACCGGCTCATTCCCAGGTCCGTACACTTACCGTGGCATGATAGCGCGGGAGACGATTATCGCGCCTCATCGGATCGAGATAATTAAGGGTTATCGCTCGTACGTCGCTATCCAATCGGAGTTGGTGGCCAACCCTATGGACGACACATTTTAATTGACGCGATAAGCATTTCTATCGCTCCATCCCGCGTAACGACCTTAAGCAGGGCCACGGATTGGTCATCCGTGGCAAACGTCTAAGCGGCAATGACACTCCGCATCGGAAGCGGTTGGATAATCAGCCACCGTGTGGTGGATGGATGGCCAGCCGCCATAACGCAGATAACGTCGGTTTAATTTCATAATCTCATGTCTTGTCCCAATGTCTTCAACGCCTTTGCGGTGGCTACCGAGTCACTCGCTCAGGACGTTTATAAACGCGCCTCGTACCGCTCGATGTGGCTCAACATGATTGAGCGCGGCGAGTATCCTCAGGGTACTGGTTTGACCCAGACCTCGTTCACCACCACCTCCATTGAGCCGACTGCGGCTGAGGAGTGGTCGGCCATCACGCTCGCCAGCGGCGAGAACGGCGGCGCTTGCGATGTCACCTATAGCGAGGTTCCGGTCGGCTACAATGCTGTTACCTGGAGTCCTGAGCGTTTCGCCCTCAAAGGTCCGCTCCTGTGTAAGGACGATCTGACCTTCGATCATCGCGTCGAGGCGTTCCTCCGTGTGTACTTGGAGAAGCTCTCGATCCGCGCGCAGCGTTCATGGGAGACTCGTTATCAGAACACCTTCGCCAAGTTCGCCATCAAGGCTGTGGCCGACTCGTCCTTCACTCAGGTTGAGACGATTCCGTCTGGCGTGAATGAGTTCCCCTGGATTCAGACCGGATCGGTCGGTCAGGCGCTCAATCAGTCCACCTCTGAGCTGACTCAGGAGATGCTTGATGTGGCCGCCGCCACGCTGATCCGTAACGGCGCGACGAATCCTGACAGTTCCGGCTTCATCAGCTACTCCAGCGATGGTCCGATCTTCCCGTTGTACATCGGCTTGGAGGCTTCGCAGCGCATCGCTCAGAACAACCCCGCGTTCCGCGATGACTTGCGCTTCGCTGATCAGGGTAGTGGCGCTGGTGCGGAGTTGCTCAAGCGCATCGGCGCGAATCGGGTCATCAAGAACTTCCGGCATGTGCCGAATCTGTTCCCGCCCCGCTTCACCTACGCTGGTGGCAAGTACACGCTGGTTCAGCCCTTCACCAGTGCTTCCGGCACCAAGGGTACGGTGTTCAGTGTCAACCCGAGCTGGACCACCGCTCCGTACGAGGCTGCGTTCATCGTTACCCCGTACGTCTTCAAGTCGCACATCGTTCGGCCTGTGAACCGCGTTGGCGATCTGAGCTGGATGCCGACCAACTACATGGGCGAGTGGCAGTGGGTGACTGGTGCCTACAAGTTCAATACGGACTGCGAAGATCCGCTGGAGAAGAAGGGTCAGCATTATGCTGAGTTCATTCATGCCTCGGAGCCAGTATTTACTAACCAGGGTATGACGATCATCTTCCGCCGCTGCACCGGCGCGCTCACACAGATCATCTGCTCGTAATTGAGCTAATAATTCACAGACCCGCAGGTCCAAAAGGCTTGCGGGTTTTTGCTTTTGCATTGACAAGGATCGGTAGGATCTGATGCTCCCCGTATGCCGAGTTTTACTCTCCCCGAAGGCGTTGAGATTCCCGAGAATTTGAAGGAAGGCGAAGCGTTCCAGACGATGGCGACGATTGTCCTCGGTAAGAACGGTAAGGCCGAGTTCATCGAGATTGATGGCATGGCTATTCCGGGCTACGAGAAGAAGTCGAAGGGTAAGAAGATGGCCGAGCGTGGCGAGGAGATGGAGGAGGAGGGTGAGGAGATGGAATCCGAGGGCGGCGGCGGCGGTTTCATCGCCGAGGTGATGCAGCGCGGTCGTGGCGGTCCGATGGCCTAACCAATAGGAAAACGATATGGCGATTATCACATGCGATGAGGCGGAGACGCTGATCAATGAGGCGGCATCGCTTGGATGTCGCTCTCCGTGGGAGGTCGAGTTGGCCAAGCTCGCGCTGGAGAATCGCATCGCGACGTATCTTCAGGGTGGCGGAGCGACTCGCGGAACGTATCGGAGCGTCACAGCTACCGGCAATGTGGTGAGCGGCGATTATCTGCTCATCTGCGATGCCACCGCTGGGGCGATTACGATGACCCTGCCGCCTGCCGCTCTGGTTCCTGGCCGCATCTATGCTTTCAAGCGCATTAACAGCGGCGCGAATGCGGTCATTGTCGATGGCTACGCGAGCGAGACGATTGACGGCGCGGCGACTCACACGCTGACTCCTCAATGGAATGCTTTGACGATCATGTCCAACGGCGTCGCTTGGTTCAAATTGGCTGATCATTGATATGGCAAACATCTCCTGTAGCGAAGCGGCTGAACTGATTGCGGAGGCGTATGGCGCGTCCTGCAAGAGCAACCGCGAGAAGAACCTGCTGGAGATTGGCCTACTCTGGGAGGCGGCGACGCTTGGCGGCAATGCCGATATCACGGCGGACAACACGGTGATAAGTGCGGACAGCACGATCATCACGGCTGACATGACCGAGTTTTTCTAAGACCGAAAGAAACCCCTTACATAGATTATGGCACAGCAAACGATTAACGTAGGCGCAGCTCCGAATGACGGAACGGGAACGCCGCTGCGTACGGCATTCCAATACACGAACAGCAACTTCAGCGAGCTGTACACGGCTCTTGGTGGCGGCGTTGGTCTTCCCGGCGCAACGACTCAAGTCATCTTCAATAATGGCGGAACCAATCTGGCTGGTGACGCTGGCTTGGTCTACAACAAGACGACCGATGCGCTGACGATTGGCGGAAATGTTCAAGCCGCCTCCGCCACCATCACCGGCGATCTGACGGCTGCTCGTTTGATTGTTACTGGCGGAACGATTCCCACCAATGGTCTGTGGTTGCCGACGACCAACACGCTGGAGTTTGCTGCGAACAGTCTGGCACAGTACCGCATTGCACCGCTCGGCGTGTTCTCATGGTACGACGGCGCAGGCGGCACTCGGATGACCCTGAATGCCAATGGACTCGGCATCGGAGTTACGCCGAGTGCTCAACTTGCTTCTTATAAGTCTTTTCAGTTTGGTATTGGTGGCAATCTAATTGGGCGTTCTGATGATTCAGGAATTGAACTTAGTTCTAACTCTTATCGAAACTCTGGTGGTAATTACATTTACCTAAACACAACCACTGCTGCTTCGTACCGTCAATACTCAGGAACGCATCAATGGTTCACCGCCCCATCCGGCACCGCTGGCAACGCCATCACCTTCACCCAAGCCATGACGCTGGATGCGTCGGGGAATTTGCTGGTGGGGACGACTGGAACAGTTGTTTCTTCCGATTCTCGTTTTCGAGTATCCGCTACGGCTGTCCCTGCGGTGGATGCCAAAACTACTGCTGCAACACAAGCGGTTGTGGATGAGTGGAACTCCGACACTTCTGGCGACAACCTATTCAATCGGTTTTGGACTGAATCTTCCCCCATCGCCTTTCGTGGATCAATCAGTTACAATCGAGCCGGTGGACTCGTTGCATATAACACGACATCCGACTATCGCGCAAAGGACATTATTGGACCTGTTTCTAACAGCGGCTCGCTCATTGATTCGCTGAAGGTCTATGTTGGAAAGATGAAGGGAGCGACGATTGAGCGTCCGATGCTGATCGCGCACGAACTTCAGGAAGTCGCTCCGTATGCTGTGAGCGGTGAGAAGGATGCGGTCGATGCTGATGGAAAACCGAAATATCAGCAGATGGATGCTTCCGCTTTGGTTCCGCTGTTGATCGCCGAAATCAAATCGCTCCGCGCTCGCGTTCAAACCCTCGAAACCCGCTAATTTATGACCATCCTCTGGCTCATCGAACGCCTTCTCACCAAGCCGGTTGAAGGCTCCAACACGGACGTTGTGATTACCGCCGACTGGAGGTGCAACGGCACCGAAACCACCGGCACCGGCGACACCGAGAAGACCTACACCGGAACTTGCTACGGATCGTGCAGCTTCGCTCCGCCGACGGGTTCGTTTACTCCTTACGCCGACTTGACCGAGCAGCAGGTGCTGGATTGGTGCTACGCCAATGGCGTGGACAAGACCGCCATCGAAGCGAACGTGACGCTCCAGATCGAGAACCAGATCAACCCGCCGGTTGTGGTGCTGCCGCTGCCGTGGTTGCCGGTTCCTCCTCCCCAGCCCGAGATGATCGTGCCTCCGATGCTGCCTCAGGTTGAGCCGGTTTTAGTGACGCAGGCCGATTCCGAGCCGTCTTCGGCGCAGGAAATCGTTGCGCCAATTCAGGATGTCACCGATGCTCCGGCGGCATGATTAAAATTGAACTGACACTCGAACAAACCAACACCCTGCTGCAACTCGTAGAAATCGCGATGAAGGCTGGCAACATCAACAATGTGAAAGCCGGACTTCCTCTCTACGATCTGATCCTCGATTCAGCCAAGCAGCAGGCTCAGGCTCCAGCCGCCACTAACTAACACATCCACGCACGATGACGGACCACCACGCTTTTATCAGAGACATCTCAATCGGCGTCGGTGGTCCGGCCATCGGTATTCTGGGGAACGCGGTATTTACCGATCCGAATCTCAAGACTGCCTCATTGGCACTTGGCGCGTTCGCCGCGCTTCTTACATGCGCCGTGAAAGCAGTCGAACTCTATCGCAAACTCAAAAACGACAAATGAACGCCAATATTTCATCCCTCCTCCGCCACGGTCTTAGCGCGCTCGGCGGTTTTCTCGTTGCCAAGGGGTTGGCCAGTGCTGATCAGGTTGCCGAGATTGCTGGCGCTACTGTCACTCTGATCGGCGCTGTCTGGTCGATCTGGAAGAACAAGCAATCAGCCGCTGCCGCACCCGTCAAACAGACGGAATGAACTTCCTGGCCGACTTGGTGATGAAGCTGGTCATCTGGATTCATTCGCTGACGACCAGGGACACAACGAGTGAAGACGCCAAGAAACAACCTGATCTTAAGCGCGGTCTTCTTGATCGTGTGCGCGAGCATGAGCGTGAGCTGCGCGAGCAGAGTGATTTACGTCCCCCACGGTGAGCCTGTGCGCCTCGCTGAGAGCGTTGAAGCAAAGGTTTGGACTGTTGACGCCAGCGGCAAAACGGTGCGTAGTAAGAACCGTATTACCATCCATGAGGGCTGGTACGCACTCCCAAAGGAATGAGCAATAACGCACCATATAAAGGTTCTCCCGCTGTCCGATCATCCGGCAGCGGACCTTACAGGCAGTCTCCGCCGCCCAAGCCGCCGGTCAGGCCGTCTCCAAAGCCGGTTCCGAGCGGCAGCGGACCGTATCGAGGTGGTAGCGGACCGTATCGCGGTAAGTGATTTAAACGAAAATCCCCCGGTGGTAATGAAAACCATCGGGGGATAATTGTTTTGGAGCGTAGGTTCAGCGTCCTAACGACTTCATCACGCTGGCGACGAAATCCTCGCTCTTCGCGGCATTCGTATTTGCCGGTCGATAACCTCCAGATGTCGCCTTCGAGGTGACACCAGGTTCGCTTCCTCGATACTTCGATAGCTCGGCCTGCAAGCGCTTGTTTACCTCAACCTGAGCATAAAGCAGTTCGCGGTACTTCGGCGCGGCAGCAGCCCAAAGAGCAGCCTTGGCAAGATCCTCCTCGCTGTTCTCACCATTAAAAATCTGCTGGGCAAGGCTAAGTCGGCCATTCAGCTCGGTGTTCCATTCATCATCGTTCTCGCGCGGTTCAAAGATTTCGAGCGAGCGAGCATCGGTGGAAACCTTCTGCCAGGTCTTATTGGCCGACTCTAGTGCAGCCTTCGTCCCCTCCTCGTTGTCCTGCTTGTACTTGGAGATGACCGCATCGTAATCGGCCTTTGCCTCGGTCAACTCGGAAGATCGTTCGCCATTGATTTCGTCGTACTTAACAATTAACGCACCGAGCTTGGCCTTCTTGGACGGAGAAAGACCTTCAACGATGTCGTCGATCTGCGAGTTGCGATAGTCGCTATCGGGTGATTTCAGGAGCGAAACAAGCCGCTCGCCATCGGTTCCGACAAGGTTCTTCACCGAATCGAACACGCCGGTAATCTTGCCCTCGTACTTCTTGATGAAGTCAGGATGACGCTCGATGTCCAACAATCGGACACGCTCGGAAAGCGCATCACGCTCCTCCTGCAAGGTCTTGAGCTGCGATTCGAATTGAGGGTTGGTAGACTTACCAGCCTTCAGTTCATCCAATTGCTTGGCCAACTGTGCCTTCTCCTCTTTGATCTTGCGGAAAGCGTCAGCGGCTTTCGTGGACTTGATCGTCTCAGGAATGTCCGCGTCGTCGCTAGCGGCGGCGGCGGCGGGTTCGGCGGTCTTTTTGGAGAACATCCGCTCAATATCCATCTCGGATTTACTGAGCTTGGGCGGTGTATTGTCAGTCTTCTGCGGAGCGGCGGTAACTGCTGGCTTCTCAGTGGGAGTCGCGTTATCAGCGCCGATTGCCTTGAAAGCATCGATAAACGAGCTTCCAAAGTCTGGAGTCTGGCCGTTACTGACGACGGGTGAGTTCAGGGGTTCGTCCATATTTTAAGATTTAATACTGTTTTTCAAAAGTTGCTTCAGGTTCTTTCGCTGTTTCAATTACGGCCAATTTGCGGAGGTTTTCAAGACAATGCGCGTAGCCAGCGGTTACACCGGCAGCGAAAATAATGTCCGATTCCTTGCTGCCATGAGACGGCATCGGCACCGGGATGGATTCCGACACAATGCGAATGGCCATGCGAAGGATCGGATTTCGCATAATCGCAGCAAGTTCTGCCTGCTGGCCCTCATTCTGCCAATCGCTCAGGTTTACCTCAGGCAGATTCAGTAGGTCCTGCTTCGCCTGTTTGCTCCGGTTCTTCGTCAAGCCTCTTAGCCAGTTCATTGTACTTTGATTTCTTGTTTCGTTTCAGTTTGTGTCGTTCGGGAATCGGATCGAGAACGTCAGTCAGCTTTGGAGGGTTCTCCTTGTTGACGACATCGCGCTTCGGTCGAATCACCTTCGTCACTTCAAGCAAGTCGGCCAGTGGCAGCTTCATGTAGCCGCAATCCACATCGTTGATGCCGTATGAGATGACGAAGTGATTCTTCGCGCTGTCAAAGAAAGCGCCGCACGGGAACACGACCGCAGGCAATCCTGGCCACCAGTCCTGCTGATTGGTGCCGGTAAGAAGCGGCAGTGTCGTCATGCGAGCAATGCGGAATGGAGCCTTAGCTTCGAAAGCGTACGCACCCATGTAATAGCGGCGCTTGCCGTTGATCCAGGGCAGCGAGCTGTGGAAGAAAGTCCAGTACAGGCCGTCGCAGAGAATCGGATTTGTTCCGCCTCGAACCTCGCCGAATTTCCAGAGCGGATTGAACTCCTCGGTGACGTACTCGGCATCCTTCTCTAAACGCCCATTAAGGCGCACAACGACATGAGGATTGGCCGAATACACCATGTGTGGCGCATTATCGTGGACGAAATAGAGCCAGTTCTTCTCATGGCCATCGTTGATCATGGCCTGCGCGTAGTTGTTGCCGTAGATCGGATCGAACCGACCCACGTTCAGGAACTGCTTATCGAGCAGGAACATCGCCTGATGCGCGTAGCTCTTGAACGGAACGAACGTGCAGCAGCTCACGCCGTACTTGTCGCC